AAGGAGAATGCACGGTGGTTTACTGCGGCCAAGTCTGATATGACCGGTGGTCGCTGGGAATTTGGCGATCAGTATGCTCTGGAAATCGCACATAAATTTAACCTTGTGGATTGCACGGATGCATGGGCAGAAACCTATGGAGGGAAAGCATAATGAATATCGTATGCATTACAGATAAAGGCCATGGCTGGGGCATTGTATCAGCTCAACAATTAAAGCAGGCGCGTATCGCGCCTGCTGATTTCAGCGATTTCAGCTATCAAACCCCGAATGGTGAAATCTATGCCTTGGAAGAGGATATCGATTTCCCCAAATATCTACGCAAATTGGATAGCATGGGCGTTAAATATGAAATCCGCGATAGGTATATCCCTGATGAAGATCACAGGGATAATCCCAGAACATGGCCCAGGATAGTTAAGTAAGGCTCCATAGGGCGACAGGGGCAGGGAAACCTGCCCCTGTTTTTTATTGACCGAATGCTCGAGTCACCTGTATAACAGCAGAGGGATTCCTCCATATCCCATGTTGATGCAGGCCCCCAGGTATTTCTATACCTGGGGGTTTTTCTATTATATATGCAGGGGCGCAGGCCGCAGGCACGCAGGCATCTTTTAGTTTTACTTTAGTTTTGTTTGTGTTATGTTTGTTTATGGGATAATTATTCCCATGCTTTTTGACAACATATTCTATGGAAGGAATCTCACAATGGGAAAGTATATTGATGATCTAGGCCGCAATAAATGTGAGCATAAGGGTTTTAAAGATGCCACATGGTATGAGCGGGATGCCAAGGGTCTCTTGCTAGGCCAGCGGATGTGCCCTATTTGCGCGGATGAAGTAGAAGCCGATAACCGCAGGCGATATCGCGATGATGTTTTCACGGATCCTGACTACTGGCAGATTGAAGAAGACTGAATAAAACCGCGTCCGATTTATTCGGACGCGGTTTTCGCTTGTCGTTCTTCTATATACAGAAGAGACGCAGGCCGCAGGCACGCAGGCCTTGCAATGAAAATAGTTTTATGTATAATAAACCTTGCAACAACAAAATTTTGGAGAGTTAACTATGTTATCAAACACCAGCAAAATGCCTGGCAAGTCTATTTCTCTGGATGCCTTTGAGTGCATCACTGGATCTAAACTTGCAGAGGTTCCGGGTTCAGTCTGTCATGGCTGCTATGCCAGGAAAGGCCGCTATCGTATGCCGAACGTAAAAAACAAAATGGCCGAGCGTATGGAATTTTTTAATTCAATCGACTTTGTACCGCGTATGATTGCGCTGCTAAACAAAACTCGCTCGGAATATTTTCGCTGGTTTGATAGTGGTGACGTGCAGAGCGTGGGCATGGCCTTGAATATTATTGACGTGATAGAGGCCACGCCGGAAAAGCGGCACTGGATACCTACTAAAGAGCGCGCCATATGGGTTGAGGCCTTAAAGATTAAGGCCTTGCCCGATAATGCAGTACTACGGTACAGCGCAACAATGATCGACACTGCACCGCCACAAGCATGGCAACATTCCAGCGCAGTGATCAAGGATGCTGATCCAATTGGCCACGAATGTCCTGCCCCACAGCAAGGCGGAAAGTGTGGCAACTGTCGCGCCTGCTGGTCGAAAGACATCAAAACAGTTTCATATCACAAACACTAGAAAAAGGAACACCAGAGGCCACTAGGCCTCTGGTGTTTTTTCATTGCCCTCGATCATATGAGCCGAGGCGCAGGGCGCAGGCACGCAGGCAGACCGCAGGCCAGTCCACAGCTCCTCGAAACTAGAACCATGATACAAGGCGCAGGCTCGCAGGCCCTCTTTCGCCACCAGAGCCGCGTCAGAGCCTTCAAATAAAAATAGGCTGTTGTCCCTCGGGTCCTTTACCAAGATGAAAGTAAGGCCACCAGAGCGCGAATAAACGGTATTCCAAGCAATTTGCTCTGGGGAGAGGCGAATCGTGTTACCTTTACCTACCTTTAATTCCATCCAAAACACAAGACCAGACCAAACTAAATGCACATCAGGCACGCCGCCGCCGTGTCTGTTTTCAATCCTTGTCGAGAAGCACCCCCTCGGCAGGTTCTTCTTGACTGTGTTCCAGAAGTTCTTCTCCGCCGCCATTTTTTACCTCGGTATATTCCCCCTCAATGAATGCTTGGGGATATTCTTTTCTAAGTTGCGCTAACCTTGCCGTGATCTCTTCACGAGACAGGTCATCCAGATGGTGGATTTGTTCTCGCCGATCAACCGTCAAGCCGCCAAGAGCTGACCTGATTTTCTCAGCATTGATTGCGGCAGAAAACTGGCCTGCATCCTCAGCACCTGATGACAGTTCTTGAAGTCGCTTGAGTTGCCCGATCACCGTCACGCCATAACGCCGTTCACGCTCTTGCCTGAGTTCCTGTATTAGATTGGTTACATGAGGATACTTCCCACTGAGCAATTTGGATGCCATGACATCCGCCGTGGCGGGTGAGAAGCCTGCTCTCTTGGCGCATTCAGTGTTGGAATAGATACCCTCTACATAGTATCGAGCGAACTCACGCTGACGATTTGTCAGTTTGCGTCCTGTGTCTTCTTCGATGGTGGCGACAACCTTTTCTAGTCTTGTCACACTTGTCCTCCAAATTTGTCACACTTGTCACGGTACTCACCCTTTTATAGCAAACATTCCGCATAAATCCCACAAATTATATACAGTCAAAACCGCTTATAGCACCCTAGTACCGTGACAAACGTGACGAACCGTGACAAAAATCTTATCCGCTAGAGATTGAAAAACAAGGGTTTTTGTTTGCTTGTCACACTTGTCACACTTGTCACACTTCTACAGAAAAATTTTTTTATTTTTTTTTTTTCAGGAAATACTCTTATTAGCGTGACAAGCGTGACAAGCGTGACAAATTATGTATATAAAGTCTATTGCGTCATATGTTGTTTTCCTGTATAACTAACCCATCAACAATGAAACATGGAGATTTCAAAATGAGTAATGGTTCGTTTGAAGATTACTATAAGCAATTACTAGGCTGGAAGATCACAGCCTATCGTGAAGAGAAGGATGAGTATGGGGGAGACCCAATGCCCATTTTCACTCTTACCAAACCGAGATTTGCACCATTGGAAATGGTTATCCTGCGCGACCCTGAGGGCAATGGCGCAGGTTTCGTAGATTTATATCACCCACAGGAGGACAAGAAACATGCCTAATTGGTGTCAGAATGTACTTTATGTATCCCACGAGGATAAAAACAAAATGGTGGCGTTGAAGAACGCCATCCTCAAACACGAATTATGCGACTACATCAAACCCATGCCAGAAGAGTTAAAGGACACAGTATCCCCTTCAAACTCTCCTAATTGGCATGATTGGGCGTGCAAGCATTGGGGAACTAAGTGGGATATCTATTCGTCTCATGACACAGATGAAATCTACTGTGATGATGATGGTGAGACATATGTCTTCAAGTTTGACACAGCATGGTCGCCACCAATCCCTATATACGATGAGATGATTGAACAGGGGTTTGATGTGATCGCCAAGTATGTGGAGTATGGCATGGGATACCATGGCGAATATTCCATGAACGGTGATTACTATCACAACGAAATACAGGAAGGGGCTGAGATTGATGAGCATCTTCAGTCTGAGTATGCGTGATGAGAGTCGAGGTTCAAGAGGCAAGGCTCGAGGTTCGAGGTACTCGGGTTGTGTATGGTTTGACCTGTGACTGGTGTGCTGGTCATGGGTACGAGCCGACAGAGGATGGTGCTGTGGTATCGTGTATCAAGTGCCATGGTTCAGGGTTCAAGTTTCAACATATAAAGGAGGATGAAGATGAGCGACATTTCACATCATTATAAGGATGGGCGACCACGGCATGGCAGTCCAGAGGATCGTGGTTCGGCGGACAGGTATTATGGTCGCAATCCCGCACCGCACTGGTATCCGCACGGCACTTACAAGGGTGAGGGGATCACCGAGGCCATGATGTCCAATTCGGAAATCGCGGCCTATTTTTGTGGGTATTGGAAAGAAACAGATCGGAAGGAGTATTGAGATGAACGAACATACAGAATTAAAGCGTGATGAGTCGGATAAAGAAAATCATTGTGAATGCGGCTTAAATGAACAGGGGGTGTGGCAAGATGAAGTTTTTGACCGTTTCGGTTGTGATTGTTCAGAAAAAGAGGAGGCGGACAATGCCAGTGCATGAGATTAGTTGGGAATGGGAAGAGGCATTTTCAAAATTTGGGTTTGAGGACGGTGACGGTTGGAATGGCACAGACATGGTTAGTACGCACATCGAGGACTTTTTTCCTGATCTGGAGTGTGAGTGCGACAGTTGGGACCTTCACAACTACATGATCTTTGACATCGTTGAGAAAGAAAAAGGCACAACGGTTTACAAGGGTCAGCCCGGGGTTGGCTATGACGAGCCTCGCGAGTATTTGCCTCAATATTTGGTTGAGTTTCTGGACAAGGAGTTTCCGGCGTGAGGACTAGGCTACCACATGACAGCCTGAGAGCGGCCTATGACGAGAGTCTACCAAGATTCTTGTCAGCCGCGAAGCAGGCTTTGGAAGATTATCAAACACTTTATCCCAACAACAATGCGGCTAATTTGATGGGGAAAGACTTTGACGACATGGCGCGATCTTTATGGGAAAGTGTTGAGGTGGAGGTTCTAAAACCTTGGCGGCTTGATTTTATGGAGGGACTGAAAAATGGCAGAAAAAAATGATCACATGATTGGAAATGCACAGATACAAATTGTGGGCAGAGATGGTGGCTTGATAGCGATTGCTTCATTTCATTGGGACCCCAGCATTTGTTGGATGGAATTTATCAAGCGAGTTGCAGGCATTGCTGATCGTATGTACATGGAATTTGATTCCGATGGCGTGACCCAACACATTCATTTTAAGACAGGGGGCGGGGTGCGTGCTATCGATCAGTAAGTGTCACAAGTGTGACAGGAGAGCTGACGCGAAGGAGGGCGATCTCCACCTTTGCACAAAGCATTGGCTTGAAATCTATGGAAAGAGGAGACATCACCATGGGCAAAGTGAAGTCGTGGATCATGGATATGGAAGAAGATGCCATAT